AAAAAGACAATTTTTACAATATCAGAATATACTCTGTTTTTGACGAAGACGAGCAAGACGATAGGTTCATTAAGGGAAGTTTGTTAAAGTATATCAACAAAGAAGAGATAGCCGTTCACTGTAGTAAAAAAATGGACTTCTTTTACATGGAAGACTTTATTTCGATTATTAAGTATTACTTGGAAGCTGAATCTCCGCCTAAAGAAATAGACTGCACGTACCCAGAGACAAGAACTCTTAATGAAATAGCTGACCACATAAACACCTTGGGAGAGCATAACGTTCACATTCACAAAAGCCCTAAAAAGAAAGACGATTACTGCGGAAATTTTGTAGATTTAGGGTTAAATTATGTAGGATTAAATGAAGGTATCAGCAGGGTATACAAAGCTCTTTTAAACTCATGAAAGTAAGAAAAGTCATAGTCACAGGTATTTTAGGTCAAGACGGCGCTAATATGGCCGAGTATCTCCTCAGAGACCCTAACTGTAGAGTGTTTGGCATGATGCGTAGAAGCGCTAATCCAAATTACGAAAACACACAAAATTTCGATAGTCACAAAAATTTTAAATTTGTTTTTGGTGATTTAACAGACACTATTAGTATTGAGAATCTAGTAAAGAATATAAAACCAGATTACTTAATTAATTTTGCCGCCAACAGTTTCGTAGGGTGCAGTTGGGATATGCCATTACATGTGATGGACGTAAACGCCAGTGGGGTATTGCGATGTCTAGAGGCGATTAGAAAGTTTAGCCCTAAATGTAGATTTTACAGCGCAGGAAGTAGTGAGCAGTTCGGCGACGTAGATTACAGCCCACAAGACATTAAGCACCCATTCAAACCCAGAAGCCCATACGGAGCTTCAAAGTGTGCCGCCCATCATCTCGTTAAGGTCTATCGAGAGTCTTACGGTATTTACGCCGTACATGGCATACTGTTCAATCATGAAGGGACAAAGCGAGGAGAAGAATTTGTAACGAGAAAAATCAGTAAAGGCGTGGCAAGAATCTATCATCTACTCAGAGGCGGTTGCGAAGAATTTGAGCCAATTTCATTAGGCAATATTTACGCTAAAAGAGACTGGAGCGACAGCGAGGATTTCGTAAACGGTATATGGGCTATGCTTAACGAGCCAAAGCACCCTAAAGATTATGTGCTTGCTAGTGGCGAAACTCACACCATCAAAGAGTTTGTGGAAAAAGCTTTTGATTATGCAGGGATTAGGGGTCAATGGGTTGAAGTAGAAGGAAAGCCAGAAAAAACTAGATACATCTACGATTGCGACGATAAGTATTACAACTTAGTTGTTATCAATCCAGAATTTTACAGACCAGCAGAAGTAGAGCTACTTCTTGGTGACTCTACCCCAATCAGAGAAGAGATAGGATGGAAGCCTAAAAGCTCGTTCGATGATTTAGTCAAAAAGATGGTTAAACACGATATGTTAAATTATAATTACGAATGACTCATTATGTGCAGTAGTTTTTGAGCTTTTAGATTACCTACAATAATCCTTGACCCGCCCTCAAGGAACTGTTACAAATAGGTGTGCCAGAAAAACCGACAAACCACGAGAAATGCCAACTCATTATAGAGCGGCTTTTGGGCTGGAAAGAAAAGATAGGCTGGCCAGCACAGATGAAGCTATTGAAGTCACTTCTAAAGAAATACCCAGACCACGGCTTTTGGCTCACAATTAACCCTCCACAGACTATTGGCAGTTTCGCTTACTTTAAAACAAAAGGAGGAAAGCAGTTTGTTGAGGTAGCGTATCGCTTCTACAAAACCAGCTTGAACCCCGAGCGGAAAGAGGTTATATTGGGTGATAAAATAGGAAAAGACGAAAATATAAAACCCAAAAAACCTAAAACATTAAAGGAATTCTTAAATGCCAAGACAAAAAAAGACACAAACGCAGGAAGTTAGCACCGATCAAATAATTCAAGCTTATCTTAACGACCACAAAGACGAGCATTACAATTTCGAAAAAGAACAAACTTATACAGTATCCAGCGGAAGTTTACTTCTGGATATTGAAATGAACGGCGGTATTCGGCCAGGCGTAGTAAGAGCTACTGGGGTTTCTGAAGGTGGTAAAACATCTTGCGCTTTAGCTTTTGCTCGTAACTTTCAAAAAGAAGAGAACCGTAGAGTTTTCTACTTCAAAGCTGAAGGCAGACTCACAAAAGAAATGCTTGCTCGCTCTGGTGTTGATCAAGACCCTAAAAAGTGGCAGGAAGTAAAAATGAACATCTACGAAAGCGTCATTGACATGATTAGGCACATGGTGCAAAACAATCCTAATGAAGAGCAGTTCATGTTTATAATTGACTCGGTAGACGCTCTTATTCCTCGTGGCGATTTAGAGAAAGGCGCAAACGAAGCAGTTAAAGTAGCTGGCGGGTCATTGCTGTGCTCTGCGTTTTTAAAACGTATGTCACTAGCTCTATCAACTCGTGGGCATATTTGCTATATCATATCTCAAGTTCGCAGCAAAGTCAGCATCAATGCTTACGTTAAAGAAGACCCAAAGCTAACCAACGCCTCTGGAGGCAACGCCTTATTGCATTACAGTGATTGGATTATGGAGTTTCAAGAACGTTTTCAAAAAGACTTAATCAGAGAAGGCACAGCTAAAGACAGTAAAATCATTGGTCACAAATGTAGCTTAGTTTTTAAAAAATCTCCGAATGAAAAAACTGGAGTAAAGGTCGAGTACCCAATTAGATACGGCGCAGAAAATGGCGAAAGCGTTTGGGTAGAAATGGAAATAATGGAGATGATGAAAATGTGGGACATGGCGAAACAAAAAGGCGCATGGATCACAGTAGACGACTCTATAGCCGAGGAGGTGCTAAAAGCTACTGGTACTGAATTTAAGAAACAGCATCAAGGCGAAGAAAACTTTCGTAATTATCTAACAGAAAACAAAGACATTAAAGACTTTATGTTTAAAAAATTCAAAGACGCCTACAGCACGGATTACAAAGCTTGACATTTAATCAAGACTAAGCGAAACTTGGCAAATGAAGCCCAACGCTAATCTTAGACCAGATGACGACAGTGTCGAAAGAGGAGCTAAAGCTGAAGACGCATTTATAATTTCATGCTGGAAGAAAGGCTATCAAGCCCATAAGTCATCTAAAAAAGACGATATATACAATCACATAGATTACTGGGTAAAAAATAAGGCTGGCGATTTAAAAGGGTTCGATGTGAAAGCCCGCAAGCGAACCAGCAGGAACAGCGGCAGGTACAGTGACGACTGGGTTTGGATTGAGTTTAAAAATGTAATAGGCAAAGACGGTTGGATAAAAGGTAAAGCTGACTTTATAGCATTTGAGTTTGAAAATAATTTTTTGATAGTTAAGAGAGCAGAGTTAAGAGAGCTCTGTAAAAAGCTAATCAAGGACACAAAAACGAGAGTAACCAAAGCCAAAGATGCAAAATATTTACTGTATACTAGGCATGGTAGAAAAGATTTAGTAACTCAAATAAAACTGAGTGACATCAAGAACAACCTAAAGACTTGGGATTGGTGTAAATAATTTGGGCGCGTACTGGTTTCGATTTAGAGTCTTATACCAGACTGCAAGCAGAGGATGACAGTGGGCCTCTTAAATCATCTGTCTAGGTATTCAACTGCCAATAATGTTGATATGGCTCCTTCGCTTGACGAAGCTGACGCGATTCTCGCTAAGTTTGGTTGGGCTGAAGAGGCTGCTGTAGCTGCGTAAGCTACCCGTCCTACTCTGGATGCTCGTTAAGGAGCTAGGGCGTCGATAGCGAGCAAAAAAAGCTAGGATAGGAGTCGGTCTAGTCTAAATAAAGAGTCTCCAACCTCGCGTGTAGGTGTCAGTGATGAAGCGCGAGTCATTAACGCTGACTAAGCTTGTAGCATGTTTGAGTAGATGGTTTTAAAGACAGGGGTTCGACTCCCCTCGCGTCCACCAATTTAACAATGAGACTATATAATATCAGAGGTAAGCTTCAGAGCAAGTCTGTCACGAAATACCTCGTGGATTGGGATAAAAAGTCTCGCTCAAAGCTCCAATTCAACACCAAACAGTTTTTTAAGCAATACTGGGAAAACCACATTGTATATGAAGAGTTCCCTGTTTATGGCTCTAGGATGAAAGTGGATTTTATTAACGCCACAAAAAAAATCGCAGTAGAGGTTAACGGCCAACAACACGATGAGTTCAATAAGTTCTTTCACTCAAACTCAAGAACAAAGTACCTGCAATCAATTCAGAGAGACGCGGAAAAGCGCCAGTGGCTAGAGCTTAACAACTTTATAATTATTGAAATTTATGAAAAGGATTTGCAAAAGTTAAGTTTGTCTTACATTAAAGACGTATACGGTATTTCTATTGTGTAATGAAAAATATGAGCGACCAATTTCCAAAAGTAGACAAGATACTCATGCGCCAAATCAATGAGAAGGCAAATGGGGGCTTTATTATGTTTACGTTTGGAGAAGATGGCTACCCAGTAGTAAGCAGTCACTTCGATGACGCCTCCAAGGCAATGGCTTTACAGCACTATATAACCAACTGGAGTTTAGCAGTGGATGCTGTTACTTTAGAGAATACAATTGGTGATATGGAAAGCCAAATGATGGACGATATGCCACCTCCTCCCGAAATCGACGACGAAGACAACCCGTTCGACGATCTAGACTAATATCTTGACTCGCCCCCAAGTGCGTGTTAAGCTTGCGTTATGAGTAAAATCTATTCCCTACAAATCGAAAGGCATGTACTCGGGGGATTGATTAAATATCCTGATATTTTTCCTGAAATTGACGGTTTTATAACAGAAAAAGACTTTTTTAATGACGTTCACTATACTATTTTCAATGTAATTAAAAGCTGTGCTTATCAAAATCAATCCATAGACAAAGTAATACTAGCCACCAAAATCAAGGAGCTTGGAGTATCCTTTAAAGACGATGTAAATATATACGACTACATAGAAAGCATTGCTTTCACGCAGATAAACAGGCACGCAGCGGTTGAAGCCAGCAAAGAGCTTGTAAAGTACAGGATTCGCAGAGAAATAGAAGCCACAGCCAAAAAACTGAGGCAAGAGGCGGAAACCAATGGCAGTAAAGAAGTTGACGAGATAATCGCAGATTGTGATTCAATTTACAACGATAAGATTTCAGGGTACGCCGATACAGATCAGCCAGAAAAAATTACCGATGGGTTGTTAGATTTGATTGAGGAGGCTGGCAATAACCCAGAAGACGAAAACGGCCTGCAATCTCCTTACGAAGAGTTCAACAGGCTTTATGGCGGGTTTAAATGCGGCCACATATATGCTATAGCCTCAAGACCAGGTGAAGGTAAAACTACATGGCTTAGTGACGTTTGCTTCAAGACCGCCAAGCACAACAAAGTAAAAGCTCTGTATCTAGACACAGAGATGACCACTAATGAAATCAGATTTAGAATGGCTGGAGCCATGACTGATGTGCCTACTTGGTATCTAGAAACAGGTCAGTGGCGCAAGAACCCAGAGTATTTTGAGAAAATTCGTAGAGCCCAAAAAACTCTGAGTGAAAGCAATGAGTTCTACCACATGCATGTCGCCAACAAAAGCATCGATCAAATATGCAGCTTAATTAAACGGTGGTACTACAATGAGGTAGGCAGGGGCAATCAGTGCTTGATTGTTTACGACTATGTAAAGCTTACTGGCGAGAAGGTAGGTCAAAACTGGGCTGAGTATCAAGCTATTGGTGAGAAAATCAATAGACTCAAAGAGATTGCAGTGGAAGTTAACGCTCCTATGCTGACAGCGATGCAGTTAAACAGGTCAGCCGAAGGCAGGAACCGTGTTGACGATAGCTCTGCGATTTCTTTGTCAGACAGATTGCAGTGGTTTGCTGCGTTTGTAGGTATCTTTAGACAAAAAGACGAGGAAGAGTTGATGCTCGACAACGAGTATGACGAAAATGGAAACATGACTTACAATGCTGGTACTCATAAATTGATACCTGTAAAAAGCAGATTTCAAGGGAAAGATGCGATGGGTCATGCTGACTATTTACGCAGGGTGTTTCCTGACGGCTCTCAAAGATATGTTGGCAACTACATCAACTTCTCGCTAGAAAACTTCAGCGTCAGAGAAGAAGGGTCGTTGAGGCATCTCTGCGAGAGGGCTAGAGAAAATTACTTAATAGAAGACAATCAAAACAATGATGGTGATGGCGTTCTATAATGAGAGTGGAAAATATCAAAGAAGTTCTACTGGAACTGGGTTATACTAATATAACTGAGAATCATAAAGAATTTAGAACTCGCCCGATATACAGAGACTCTGACAATAACACGTCGCTGTGCATAAATAAAAGCAATGGAAGGTTTGTAGATTTTGCCAGAAACATTAGCGGCAGTTTCGACGACTTAGTTAAGCTGTCTCTAAATTTAAAAACGATAGACGAGGCTAGAACTTGGCTTTCGAAAAACTCTGTTGCTGTTTCGATAGAAAGAGTTGAAAAGCCTGAAATTCGCATGGGAAAGACTTACAAAAAAGAATTACTAAATAAACTTAGACCAGATCACTCCTACTGGGAGGGCAGAGGTGTTTCAACCTATTCTGTATCTGAGTTTAAAGGCGGCGTTAGTAAAGCAGGTAAAATGCAAGACAGATATGTGTTCCCAATATTTAACGCCTCAGATGAAATTGTTGGGTTTGCTGGTAGAGATTTGCTCACAAACTCAAGCAGTATGCGCCCGAAATGGAAGCTTATAGGCGACAAGTCAAAGTGGAAATACCCATTTTTTCTTAATTATAAATTAATAAAAGAGCAGAAAAGTGTTATAATAGTAGAGAGCATAGGTGATATGCTTGCTCTATGGGATTGTGGGTTTAAAAATGTAGTTGTGTCTTTTGGTCTAGATTTAAGCTCCGCCTTGATTAGCTCGTTTATTAGGTTTGATCTAACAAACATAGTCGTAGCTTTTAACGACGATAGTAAAAACAGTGGCGCAGGAAACAAAGCCGCTAAGAAAGCGCAAGCAAAGCTTTTGAATTACTTCGACCCACACCAAATCAGTGTTTCGTTACCAACAGGCGGAGATTTTGGGGAGATGTCTAAAGAGCAAATAACAGACTGGATGGGAAAAACTAATGGCTGAACAAAAAAAATACGTCTCTGCATCAACGATGAAATCGTTAGAGCAATGTAGTTGGAAATACTATACTGCCAAGCATTTAAAAGTACCCGAAAAGAACAATGACGGCGCAAGACGTGGTACTATTTGCCACGCTTTACTTGAGTACCTGCAAAACGAAAAACATAAGGCCAACTATGACCGCATAATTAAGGCTAACGACATAAGTGGAGATGCCGCTTGTCTAAGGCTAACCAGAAGGCATTTTGAAGTGGCCGATATGGATGACAAGTCAGAAGACAATTTTGACTTGGTTAAGAAAATGATAATGGTTGGCTTAAAGCATGATTTTTTCTGTACTGAAGATGGCGGTAAATTAGGTAAAGCAGAAACAGATTTCTTACTAGAAAGTAAAGACCCAGAATACATAATTAAAGGATATATCGACAAGCACGCTTTGTATGATAAAGGCAAGACTCTTAAAATTATAGATTACAAAAGTAGCAAAAAGAAATTCAGCAAAGAAGATTTGGACGGGGAAAGGCAGGCTATGATGTATGTGCTAGCATCAAAAACCCTTTGGCCGAAAGTAAAACGAATAATTTTTAACTTCCTATTCCTTAAATTTCCGAAACAACCCATACAAGAGCTTGAGTTCTCAGACGAAGCCATAAAAGGGTTTGAGTATTACATCTCTCGTGTGTTCCATATCGTAAATAACTTCACCAAAGATGAGCACGCTGTGGCTAATTTTGCGGCTGATAGCAAGAAAAACTCTTGGCTCTGTGCTGCTGGTAAAACTTGGGTTTGCCCACAGAGAGACCCTTACAGCTATTATGTTCTGCTTGACAATGAATCAAGAATATTGGATTCTAGTATGAAGAAGAGCGAACTAAAAGCCGAGAAAGGGCAAAAGATAGAAAAAAGAGAGTACGAAGGTTGCCCCAGATGGCATGGAGAGTTCGCACAAAGTGAAGCAAACAGCAATGATCCATTTAATTTCTGATGACAGTACCATTTTTTAAATCACACTATTCGATAGGCAAATCTATCTTAACACTGGAAGAGGAAGGTTCTTCTATTAAAGGTGGCCCTCAATCAATTATAGACCTTTGCAAAGAAAATAAGCTAGAGGATTTGTTTTTAGTGGACGACTCTATGAGTGGATTCTTGCAGGGCTACTTAAATTGCGAGAAAGCAGGCATCAACTTTAGATTTGGGCTAAGAATTAGCGTGTGTGAAGATTTAGATGAAAAGAACGAAGAGCAAAGAAAGAAAACCTCAAAGATCATCGTTTTCGCAAAGAACAAAGAGGGCTATAAAAAGTTAATCAAAATATATACTGAAGCCGCGCAGAAAGGGTTTTACTATGTCCCTAGAACAGACTACAAATCACTGAAGAAGCACTGGAGCGATAAAGACCTTAACATGGTTGTTCCATTTTATGACTCGTTCTTGCATCTAAATACTCTTCACGGCTACATGTGTATGCCTGACTTTAGTTTTTGTAAGCCTGTTTACGCTGTTGAGCAAAACGACATACCTTTTAATTATCTAATAGAAAAGAGAGTAGAAGAGTATTGCAAAGACGATAAGTGCTTAAATGTCAAAAGTGTTTTTTACAATAAGAAAGAAGACTTCAAAGCGTTTTTGACCTTTAGGTGCATCAACAACAGGTCAACTTTAGACAAGCCTAATTTAGACCACATGACTAGCAATGAATTTTGCCTCGAAAACTGGAAAGAAATAAATGCCTAAAACTTGGGATTGTTGTAATTTTTTAAATGAAAATGATTTGCTTGAAATTCGAGTAAATCAACATTGGGATCACGTTGACCACTTTATCATACTAGAAGCTGGGCAAACTCATACGGGAATGCCCAAGCCGTTTTTGTTTGATAAGCAAAGATTTGAAAAGTATTCCTCAAAAATAATTTACGAGACGATAGACACTGTTGATGAGCTTCTTGATGACTTGCCTAATTTAGATTCTCAGGCCCAAAGTTATTTGGGGATGAATCGCTTCAATCAAAATAGCCCCGACTGGGTAAGAGACCACCTACAGGGAAATCACCATGTAAACTTACTCAAAAAACACGGAGCAGATTTAGAGGATGTAGTTCTAATTACGCCTGTGGATGAAATAATCTCCAATCAGGCGTTTTTCTTAATGAATCAAATCTTTGAGGATAAAAAGCCACTGTTCACCCTAAATAATTATGTTACAAGGAACAAAGGCCCAGTTAGACCAATGTTTGGGTTTAACATGAGGTTTCACTTTCACAAGCTAAACCTATACAGAAATATACAATGCTGCGGTCAAGTGGCTGAATACAGCACGCTTTTAGAAGCTTGTCCGACAGTAGCTAGAAGTTTGAGCGCGTCAACTCATCCCTGCTTGGGGCCAGACATGGGCTGGCATTTTTCCTGCATGGATGACGGAACTGGAGAAGTCATTTTTCAAAAGTACAGTAGTTGGGCGCACTCGAAAGACGCAGGGCACGGCGAAGGCAACAGTTATTATGACATGAATACGCCAGAAAAGGCTTTAGCTAGGGTTAAAAGCGATTTTGATCATTTAACGCAAAAGGTGGAAATTAATTACGAAAATCACCCTGCTTATTTGGTCGATAATCAAGAAAAATTCAAACACCTTATAGCTTGACTTGGGTGCAAGTTTCATATAGTCTTGGGTTATGAAATCTGGGATGATTCAGAAAGTTAAAATCGTAGGCAAAAGCTGGGGCAAGGAAGAGTGGTTTGCCAATAATGAGGCCGAAGATTACTGCGGAAAAGTTCTTACGATTTTAAAAGATCAAAGTACCTCCATGCATTATCACGCAGATAAGCATGAGACATTCTATGTTTTAGAGGGAACGCTTCAGGTTGACTGGATTGACACTAAAGAGGGAATTGTAAACACAACTATAATTGCCTCTGGCAACGCTATGGAAATGCCGAGAAACAGGCCACACAAGTTGATTGGTAAGGGTGGTAATGTTAAATTAATTGAAGCCAGCACTTTTCACCGTGACGAAGACAGCTTTAGGGTATACAGATAATGGACGAACATTTACTTAGATACGATAAAGAAAAGACTTACGTCTTTATTGACTGTGAGACTTTAAACTTATGCTTGAATAGCTGCCACAACCTGCCTTGGCAAATAGGAATGATTAAAGTGGTTGGCGAAAAAGTGGTAGACCAAAAAGATATTTATATAAAATGGGATACCGATCTAAAGATTAGTGAGGATGCCGCTAAAATAACTAGGTATGACCAAAAGAAAGTTGATCGTCTTGGAGTAAAACCTGAAGAGATTTTCGCTACTGTTGAAGACTGGCTAGATTCTTGCGATTACATAGTTGGCCACAACACGCTGGGCTTCGATGTTTATTTAATTAAAGATTATTATAAATTCATGGGCAAGTCTTGTAACCATCTCTACCCTAAATTTATAGATACTCATTGCATTGCAAAAGGGGTTAAGATGGGTGTTCCTTATAAGTCTGGCGACGACCTTATGGAATACCAGTACAAAGCTTTAAACACCTTCCAGAAAGGCGTCAAAACGAACCTGACCGCTTTAGGCAAAGAGTTCGATATAGACGTTGACTACAATAACTTACATGACGCAGTTAATGATTTAATATTGAACATTGAGGTATGGAACAAGCTTAAATGGCAAATAGAAATTTAATATGGAAAACTTTACTACATCTTTTGACGATTATAACCTAGAAATTCACGGGGTTAGATTGCCTCAGTTTGAGATAAGCAATGAATACAAGCACAGAGCTCATGTCACTGAAGACTGCAATAACTATGATTTCCTAAGAAAACTCTGCCTCAATGGGTTTTCTGAGTTGCCAGTGAGGAAAGGGACAAAGGCTTACGATAAGTATGTAGACAGAATTAAGTATGAGCTTGAAACCCTTAGAGATTTGGGGTTCATTGATTACGTTCTCCTTGTCTGGGACGTAATTAACTTCTGCAAAGAGAATGACATACCAGTTGGTCTTGGCCGTGGCTCTGCCGCTGGAAGTATCGTTTTATATCTTATTGGTGTGACTGGTATAGACCCAATTGAGCACGATCTATATTTTGAGAGGTTTATTTCAAAAATTCGCGCTAAGAAAAAAGAGGTTGATGGGATTACCTACCTTGACGGCTCATTGATGTGTGACGTTGATTTAGACATTTGCTACTACCGTCGCCAAGAGGTTATCAAATACCTTGACGAAAAGTTCGTTGGTAAAACCTCAAAGATTCTCACGCTCAACACTTTAAGCGGTAAACTGCTAATAAAAGAGTGCGGTAAAATTGTCACCGAGAAGAACGAGACTGAGATGAATGAGGTGTCTGGGCTTATTCCCAAGACATTCGGTCAGGTAATGGACATAGAACAAGCTTACGAAGAAGAGGATAAGTTCAAAGCTTGGTGCGACGACAATAAAGAAGCTTACAATGTAGCCTTAAAGCTTAGAGGGCTGATAAAAAACAAGGGCGTCCACGCCTCTGCTATATCGCTTTCTTATGACGCTATGGAGGATACTTGCCCAGCCGAGCTTACTTCAGCCAAAGACGCTGGTGTTACGTCATATGATATGAATTGGATTTCAATCTTCAATGTGAAGCTTGACCTTTTGGGTCTCAGAAGTGTTTCCGTTGTTGATGACGTATGCAAGCAAGTAGGTATTAAAGTTACTGATATTGATTTAAATGAGCCCTTGATTTATCAGCAATTACAAGATTTGCGTTCGCCACACGGGGCTTTTCAGATTGAAGCGGACACCAACTTCAAAGTGTGTCAAAAAGTGAAGCCCAAGAACCTAGAGGAACTAAGCGCTGTATTGGCTTTGGCCCGACCAGGCGCTATGAACTTTACCGACCAGTACGCTAACTATACAAATAATGACGTATACGAGCCCATACATCCCTTCTTTGATGACATTCTCAAAGAAACAGGCGGAGTAGCTCTATATCAAGAGCAGCTAATGAAAATGGCTCACAAGATTGGCTTTACGCTTGATGAAGCGGAAATCTTGAGGCGTATCGTTGGCAAGAAAAAGCGGTCAGAGGTTGTAAAGTGGAAGAAAAAAATCAAAGACAAAATCAAAGAAAATAACCTAGACGAAGAAATTGGTAATATCCTTTGGCAGATTCTTGAAGACTCCGCTAATTACTCATTCAATAAAAGCCACAGCGTGAGCTACGCAGCGCTTGCGGCTTCTACTGTCTACCTGAAGTTTAAGTACCCACAGGAGTTTTTCTTGAGCTTGCTGAAAATGAGCAGGCATGAGCCTGACCCGATTAGTGAAATCTCAAAAATCCACAAAGAGATGGACTTGTTCGATATTAAGCTTTTGCCGCCGCATTTAACCAAGTCGAACATGGACTTCTCAATTGAGGGTGGAGACATACGCTTTGGACTGCTTTCGATCAAAGGAATCTCAGACAAAGCAGTAGAAAAAATTAACGACTTTAAAAGCGAATACTCATCTAAATTTGATGTGTTTTGTGCCGCTAAAGAATCGAAACTCAACGTTGGTGTTCTCTCTGCCTTGATTCAAGCTGGGGCTTTGGAGGGTTTCAAGCAGTCTAGGAGCAAGGTTGTATTGGAGGCTCAACTCTGGAACATCTTGCTAGCTAAAGAGAAAAGGTACGCAATCGAGCTCGCTGAAAGGTTCAACCATGATTTAGTTGAGATTTTGAAGTACCTTAGAACGTTCAAGAACGAAAAAGGAAAACCCATAATTCCAGAGTCTAGGTACGAGACAATAAAGAAGAAATATATCCCTTATCTAGAAATTTATACTAAGAACAGTAAATCCGAGTCATTTGCTAATTGGTATTACGAAAAAATGCTATTGGGATACACTTACAACAAAACACTTAAAGACATATTCTCAAGCAAGAGATCAGGTCTTATCTCGGTTCGTTCGGTAAATGGGCTCGCAGAGCGAAGCAAGGTAGTTTTCATCGGTCAGGTAGATGACTGCTGGAAGGGTAAGTCTAGAAATGGCAATAAGTATTACAAAATGGAGGTGTCTGATGAAACAGCATCAACCACGGTAATGATATTCAACGACAGAATGGACGACTGCCAATCGCAGAACAATGGCCTACCCAAGAAAGGTCAAATTGTGATTGTAAAAGGATCGACAGTAGACGGAGCGGTATTCGCTAACTTAATTGGAGTTCAAGACAATAAAGTATATACTAAACTGTCTGAGCTTAAGAATTGACAAACACACAATAAAGGAGTAAGATAATAAAATGATTAGCTTTTATAAACCACAAGCCTCAAATAACGGGACGGCTTGCTCGTTCTACATGAACAAAGACGGCGATTTCTTTTCAGAGTTACTTAAACAAAAGACTTGGGACGCCAATCGTAAAATCGGAACTTTCAACAAAGACACCAAGGTTTCTGTTAAATGGAGTCAGCTAGAATTAGCTGAAATACTAAACCTGCTTGAAGGCAAGCAGCCTAAATTTAGTGCTTTCCACAAAAGCCAAAAACAGGTGGTGAAAGTGCTTTTTGCCAAATCAGACAAGTACGATGGGGCATACAGCTTGAACGTCACAAGAGAAGCCAGCGACGATTCAACAAACCAGCAAAAATATTTTTTAGGCGTCTACGCTAATGAAGCTGTTTTACTCAGGGAGCATCTTAGGTATTTACTGCAAGAAAGCTTTAGAGTTAACGATGCTAAATTTAGTAATCAGCAAAGCAAGAGCGATTTCGGTAAAAAGGAAACTATGGGTAGAGGGCAAGCCGCCTATGGCTCTAAAGTGCAAGATGAAGATGACGATATGGAATGGTAATGAAGAAGAAAAAAGTATTACTTCAAACAGATTTCGCTCTGGGCAAAACTGGCTTTGGCAGAAACGCTAAAGCCATACTTACTTATCTGTACAAAACAGGTAAATATGATCTAGTTCACTACTGTTGCGGAACCCCGCATACTTCTTTACAGCACAAGATGCTGCCTTGGGCTTCTGTTGGTTCCCTACCTGACGATAAAGGAGAACTAGCTAGAATTAATCAAGACCCAAACCTAGCGAAAAGAGCTTCCTACGGAGAGTATTATTTAGACAAAGTAATAAAAGAGCATAAACCAGACGTTTACATTGCCGCTCAAGATATTTGGGGTATTGACTTCGCTATTAATAAGCCTTGGTACAAAAAAATTCACTCTGTTCTTTGGACCACTTTGGACTCATTGCCAATTCTACCTTCTGCATTAGATGCCGCCAAAAAAACAGATAACTTTTGGGTATGGAGTAACTTTGCCGAAAAAGAAATGAAAAAGATTGGTTTTGACCACGTTAGAACCGTTCATGGCGCAGTAGAGTCTAAAACTTTCAAAAGGCTCTCTGAAAGAGATAGACTAACTCTAAGGGCTGTTCAGGGAGTGCCTACTGACGATTTTATTGTTGGATTTGTTTTTAGAAACCAGTTAAGAAAAAGTGTTCCCAATCTACTTGAAGGGTTCAAGCTGTTTAAAGAGAAAAACAGAGGCGTTAAAGCAAAGCTGTTGCTGCATACTCACTACGGTGAAGGCTGGAACATTCCAAAGCTAGCCAGAGAGTATAATATCAGTGATGAAGAAATTCTAACTACTTATGTTTGTAAGGCTTGCAATAAATACTCAATCCAGTCATTTAGAGGGCAAGAAGTAAACTGTAATTTTTGCAAAGCAGAAAAAAGCTGCAACACCACAAATGTCGGGCACGGAGTAACAGAAACTCAGTTGAATGAAATTTATAATTTCATGGATGTTTACTGTCACCCATTTACTTCAGGTGGGCAAGAAATTCCCATTCAAGAAGCAAAGATGACCGAGTTGATTACTTTGGTTACGAACTATAGCTGCGGTGAAGAAATGTGTGAACCCGAAGCGGCCTCTCTGCCATTAAACTGGAGCGAGTATAGAGAACATGGCACAGAGTTCATCAAAGCTTCTACCAAGCCTAATTCTATTTGTAATCAGCTTACTAAAGTCTTAAAAATGAAGCCCAAGCAGAAAGAGCTTATGGGTAAACAAGCTAGGCAATGGGCTTTGGATAATTTTTCTACCGAAGCTGTATGCAAGGTCTTGGAAGATTTTATTGATAACGCAGAAGAAGTTAATTACGATTTTGAGTTTGAACAACGCAAAGGTAATCCAGATTATGTCATGCCTGAAATTAAAAGCGACAGCGAATGGATTCTGCACATGTACAAAAATATCCTTAATTATGAAAACGTCGATGAAAATGACGACGGATTCAAGCACTGGATGAAGGAGATTGAAAAAGGCGCACCTAGAGAAAAAATTGAAGCTTACTTCAAGCAGGTAGCAAAGCAAGAGCAAACTCAATCGATAAAATTTGAAGACACTTTAGATAAAGATGACAAAGGCCGCAGGATTTTATACTGTATGCCAAAAAGCGCTGGCGATATTTTCTTATCAACCAGTTTATTTAAGTCTATAAAAGAAACTTACCCAGACCATAATCTATATGTAGCCACTGAACCTCAATTTGCAGAACTGCTGAAAGGTAATGAGTACGTTCACAAAGTCATACCTTTTGCAGAGCAATTCGAAAGCCATTACTTTACAGAGGGGGCAGGAGAAAATGAAGGGTTTTTTGAAATCTCCTTTATCCCTCACATAACTACCCAAAAGTTTCAGTCTTACCAGCACAACGGTAAAGACATAATTAATTACAAAGATTTGAAATATGCACATCATTGAGTCATACGCAACGCATTGCGGGTTGAGGATCGACAAGCCTTGGATATACCAAAGCTACTACCCAATGAGTTACAAGCACTACATCACCTTACAACCAGCGGGTGGCGCAGACGTTAGAGACTATGAGTATTGGGACGAGGTAATTCAATATATTCAACCTGAGCTAGAAAAGCGAGATATCAAAATCTTGCAATTAGGCATGGAAAAAGATAGAGCCCTGCCAAACTGCGTCCACACACAGGGAACAACAGATTTGTCTCAAGTGGCTTACTTAATCAATGGCTCAATGCTTCATTTGGGTGTTGATAGCGTGGGCATTCATATGGCTTCAGCTTATGGCAAAAAAATAGTTGGACTGTACTGCAACCAGTGGACTAGATCAAGCGGCCCTTACTGGACTGAACCAAAAGACGTAGTTTTGCACGAGCCAAACAGAGACGGGATCAAGCCTAGCTTTTCTTTGCAAGAAGACCCCAAAACAATTAATGAAATTTCTGCGGAAAAAGTAGCCCAATCTGTGTTAGACTTATTGGGTATAGATCACAAAATACCTTACGAGAGAGTCCATATAGGCAAGAACTACAGCGACATCAACATTCAAAACATACCAACCTCAGTCGCTAAGATCGGCAACACAGCTTTGGGGCGTCACCCAGTGATCGTTAGGATGGATGTGGAACACAATGAAGAGATGCTGGAAGAGCAATTAAAACATTCAGTTTGTGTTATATGCACTGAAAAACCAGTAGATAGAACTATCCTTAGTAATTACAAGCATAGAATCCAAAATTTTGTTTATTACTTAGATGAAAACCATGACACTGATTTTGTAAACTTTCTTCACTCAAGCGCAATTCCTTATAGCTTGCTTACAAAACTTGATGGCGAAAAGCTTGATATGATTAAACTGGAATACTTAGATTACAGTTTTATATTTAAGAAATATTATGACAAAGAAGCTGCGGAAGACCTAAAGTCCAAAGACTTGTCTAAATACTTTTTCAAAACAAGGAAGAAAATCCTAAAAGACGGCAAATGCTACAATAGCATCTCTAATCTCAAAGCGGGGCTTGCTATGGAGTCTGTAAACGACTTTTCCTTTACTCCTGTAACAGAAAACCCAGAATTTTGGGAGTTTTTAGATGAGGCTTATGTCGTCAAAAAGCTTGACTAAGGCTCAAGGATAATCTAAACTTGTATTCATGACTAAGAAAGCTGAAGCTAAAGGTATCGTCCGCATCAAGAGGGACAAGGACGGGTTGATAACTGAGCCAAAGGTTGATTATACGTTCGATGAAAACGGCTTTATCGATTGGCGTAAAATGCTTAACGATGATTGGCTTTACCCAAACCCAACCAAAAATTTACGGACCACAGATGTATCCAAGCTCGAAGATAATGACCTTTGTGTTCTTTTGCAGGGCTACAAAGAGTTGGCTCAAATTCGTGGCTATACCGATGTTACTTATGATGTAAATTCTCCTAGTCCAGATTATGTAATAGCAACATGCAGTATTACTTGGAAACCGAATTACGAAACAGAGAACGAGGCAGTTATTTTTTCAGCAATCGGAGACGCTTCTCCATCAAACACAAACGGCTTTGGAGCTTTATATCTTGGGCCTATGGCGGAAAATAGAGCGTTTGTTCGTTGTGTTAGAAGCTTCCTTAAGATTGGCATTGTAGGTCGTGATGAGCTTGCCGCTAATGCTGCGGCATCAAGACCTGTAACTTCTCAGCCTGCAAGTGGTTTCGATGATACAGGGGTCAGTGCTAACCCTATCGACATGCTTAACTCTTTGATGTCTGAAAAAGGCGTTACTTTTGCATCAGTCAAAAAGAAGCTTGTTGAAGAAGGGTATTCCGACGCAAGCGGAATGCAGTCTGTTGAGCAGATTCCCAAAATCAAAGCTTTCGAGCTTATAGAAAGACTCAAAAAAGTTAAGTCTTAGGGTACTGAGTTTTAACCTGTTGAATGAAATCAGTTAGCTCATCTAGCTTTTCGGAACGACCCATATGAAACTCGGTAATGGCTTCAAACTGTTTTTCGATTGGCCATTTAGACAATATTGTTTTTTGTCGGTTTACCTGAGCTTCCTTATTGTCAATTTCGGAGCTTTGATTATCCCACTTGTCTTGCAGTTCTTCAAGTGTGGGTTTTGATGCTGAGTTTTCATCACTCCAATATAGGTCGTCATAATCATTATTTTTAACAACCCATTCGTGCTCTGAATAAAAAGTCGATAATACTTTTAAAATGTCCATTAGTAAGTTATTCCTTGCGCTTCGATTTCAGTTACAGTCATGTATGACCTAGATATATCAAGACCATAGGGGTTTGCATTTGTGGAGTTTCTATTTAGATAGACCGTAGAGAAAGAGCTATCGCTTCTGCCGAGCCTTATTCTCCAAGTCTGATTACTTGTTGTTCCAGCGGTCACGACATAACTTAAAGTAGCCATTTGGCCCATTGTAGGCCCAATAAGACCAAAATTCCAAACTCTTCTAGGAGTGGTTTCTGAGTCTTTAAACAAAGCAACAACCGCAGCACCCCAGAAGTCATTTTCCAAAGAAAGCTCACAAGACACAATCAAAGAGCTTGAAGAGTGAATCGCTGATACGGTAGTGGTTGCTATTTCATAGCCTTGCGTGTTGTTCGGGGCGGTCTGAGAAATACCCGCGTTTATCCCAAGGTGATCTGTTATGTCTTGCACCGTGTGCTGAATAAGCCTTCTAGGCTCCGCAGCTAAAGCGGGAACCAGCGGGTCAAAGTAGAGCTTAGAATAGCCAAGCTCATTTTGTACTCTTACTTCGTGTTTGCCGAGTGTCGAGTCTATAAGGGGAACGTTACCTGTTATTTTAACGTCGCTCACCGATGTAAAGTTTGCGGCTATTTCGTTTTGAAATTTATCAACAAAAAGAACCCCTGTAACCTGATCTAGATTTGTACCAGCAATCTCAAAAGCATTCGTTGGCAAACCGTAAGAAGGAGTTATTGAAGACCCCGATGGCAAAGAAATAAATTGTATATTAGATGACATTTTATGGTGTTGGGACTACAAACTCAAAGCTTCCGTTTGTGCCTGTAAAGTTAAAATCACTTAAATTAACATTAACAGAATGAGTTTGGTTATTATAGTTATTGTCTCCAGTGTTTGTAAATGACACGAATGGGTGCAAAGCCCCGCTTGGGTTAACAAATTGACCGCTTGTTATATGTCTTGATTCTGAGCTAGATGCCAAATTTAACCTATAAGCGTTCATTAGGTTATTACCACTTATGGTGACTTGCTCTGTTTTCGTGGCTCTATTTTTGCTTAAGCCTAGAATTGATGGAGATTTGCCAGAAACGAGCACTGAATTATAATTAGGTATATTTATGATCGAGTCTGCAAAACTCTCTAATTTGCTTAAAGTTTCTCCTTCAAATTGAGATACTAAAAATGGAGTACCTGACCCTATCATTACTGAGTTTATCGTGGCGGATAAAACGCTCACCCCAGTTGTAATGTCAGTAGATAAAGAAGAATTATCTAAACTTGCGTAGCCATATTCTCTAGCGTTACCATCAAAAGAAGACGGTGTGGATACTATGAATGTTTTCGCTGTGCTATATGACCCTCCCCCTTCAATTTTATCAACGCCCCTTACGCCAAGAAGGCTTCTGGCTTGCGCTGCGTTAACGGCTTCTACAGTAACTGTTTCTGCGTGCTCGAAAGTCGTTGTAGATATACCCGTAATTGTAGGTATGGGATAAAAGAAATCAGCAGACGCATGAGTTCCGTTTATGTCTCCAGTATAGCCACTAGCAATCAACTGAGACCTGACTATTCCTCTTGGAACACTTACGGTGTTACTATTTAAACCAGTAGCCGTTGTAGTCGCTTGAACGTGAGTTTGGTCATATCCAGAAAATAGAATCTTACAGTTTTGCACTTGAGGACCAGTAACAGTTACACTGTCTTGGTACTTGCCAGCGCCACTTGATAAAGCTGATATAAAAGGTGATTTTATTTTTAAATTTTGATTAGTGACAACTTCCTCTAGTATCGTGGCATTATAATTACCTTCAGAGAAAAATCCTGTTTGATTTTGAACTTTGATTGGATATCCATCTAGAGCTTTCTCTGGAATTAAAAAAGACAAACCAGAAGTGCCGCTAGCAACTAGATTGTCATTGGAAACAAAAATGTCTCCATCGTAGCCAGTAATTACAATTCTATTTACTCTATGTAAAGAGTTGCCCTGTAAAAACCCTGACTCCCCAAATTTCACCCCAGAAGAGTAACTGTTCGCGTCTAGCGAAGCTTCTATATTTGGCTCTTCTACTGTAATTTGCGTGGTAAATTCACCGCCTCTTGCTTTTACAGTTACATTTTTTTGGTTCCCAGAAGCTATGTCGAAAGGAGTCGTAAATACAACTCCGTTGTCAGACTCAATGTAGTATTTGGACTCAACATTTTGTACGGTAACGCCAGTTGTCTGACCAAGGTAGGCTCCGCTTATCAACGCGCTTTCGCCCCATTTTAATGATGAATCTGAAATGCCAGAAAATGATGGGTTTCCATAAAATCTATATTCTTTTTCTCCAGTGAAATAATTTATTCCATTGTAGAGAATTACTTTATTTAAATCAGGCAAGCAACACGGAACCGTAACAGAAACCTGAGTGAACGAGCTATTGAAAGAGGAATTTATAGCAGGAACTTGATTACCAGTGGTATTGAAAAACACTTGAGTTGACTCTGGGTATATATTTACCCCAGTCACTGTCAAAGTTTCTCCTTCTACAATTTTTTTATACATATCTATCCACCTTTATTGTTCCGCTGCCTAAAGTATGTAAGCCAAGCGAGGTTGTGAATGATCCGCTCACGTATCTTAAATTATATGTGCCAGCCGTTAAATCTCCAGTCCAAGCGTTTTTAAGGTTTTCATAAAAGACTACTTTTCCAAATTTTTGTTCGCCGTTTTGGAATTTCAAACATGAGGTAGTTAAAGTTGTCTCAAAACCAGTGCAAATAGAATTAACAGTGTCCTCGAATCTGGTTATTGTATTTTCAGGTAAAGCTATCACGCCCGTTGTGTCGTAAATTAACCTATTCCTATTAAAGTTAACTTGCATGGATGTGGTTGGGCAGGTCACGGTAACATTAGCGCCCGTGTAGTTACCGCTTATTTGCGGGTTGTAACCCACGTAAAATCTTTTGCCTACGTAACCACTTACGGCCTGCCAATAAACTGATCCACGAGAGCCAGTAAACGCAGAAGAGTAGCTTGTTGTATTATTGTTTATATTCGTAGTTCTGGCTGTTCCTTCTAGCTCATCTATTCTTACGCCGCTTGCATTAAAGTGAGAGATTAGTGGTGTTAAATCAGACAATGCATTACTCAGGCTTGTTCCTGTCGCCCTTATCGTACCAAGGTAAAAAGTTCCAGTTTCTACACCAGTGGCGACAGAGTAAGATTGAGTTGTAAAATTCCCATATATACCCGATTGAGTCGCGTTTGTGGTTGCGATTAAAGTGTTTAATTGGCCTGTAAACTCAACGGATTGATTGCATGACGAACTACTGCTACTTGTAGCACTGCTTGAGGTTGGGCCAGTCGAACTGCTGGTTGCGCTGCTTGTCGCGCTGCTTGTCGCGCTACTACTGGTTGCGCTACTTGTCGCGCTGCTTGTCGCGCTGCTACTCGTTGCGCTACTGCTTGTTGTTGGCGGGCCATAGTTTCCTGAAGTACATTCTTCTCCGCTTGTGTCTGCAAAATCAAAATAATTATCCCCATAGTCATGCGAAGTGGATGTATCTGCAAAAGCGTGAATTAGTGGAGCGCCATTAGCGTAGCCACTAGGTTGCCCGCTAAACATTATACCGACATGAACCTTTGTAGAAGCCCCAGCCTGACCTGGCGTCCCATAGTAAAAGACACCACTAGCTTCTCCTAATTTATCGTAGCTACTGTAAGCGTCATATGGGTCGTCAGTGTGTGAAAAGCCTAATCGGTAATTAGCATTCGAAGGGTCACTTTGGTCAAACTTATAAACCTTACCAGCGGTATCTCCGCTACAATCATTATGCCATTGTAATGTAACTGTTGGGTTATTCTCCCAGCCATCGCTAAAAGAGCCGCTAAACTCAAATTTATCCTGACCATAACCGTTGTCAGCAATTCTTACTAAAATTGTTTCGTGTGGGTCAGGCATTTTAGCAGTATCCGTAGAAGTATCCAGTTTCGGTTAAGTTCACGATCTCTCCAGTTGTAAAATACGAAGGATCACCAGTGGTGCAGTAGCTTCTGTTATCATTTATTTCACCGCTAATTAAATTATTAACGGCGTTCACTGTTTGACCAGAAAAAGTTAAAGTCGTAGAGTCAGTAGGAGAGCCCGTAACAATCGCAAACCCACTTGTTAAAGAATGCTCGCCATTCCATCCAGCAGGATAAAGCTGCTGCATACCAGAGTAGTGTATAGCATACCAAGTATTTCCAAAGCTTAAGTTAGTAAGCTCTGAGGAAGGAAACGGGAAAGAAATGCCGCTAGAAAAGCTATAACTTTCAAAGTTGTCAATTATTCCAGTGGAAGTAGAAATTAGATTGTACCCAGAATATGCACCAGTTGCGTCAAGCATGGCGTTTATTGCCGCCATATTGTCTGCGGCAACATAACCGCTAGAAGAAACAGTTACAGCCTCTCCACTGCTTGTCGAGCCTATAATACCAGAAGTAACTCCACCATCTAAAGCTGTACAGCTTAAATTTGTAGTAGCGATATAACCTGAATAGCTTGCTAAATTGTTGTTTCTTAATTGAGTTACTAAAGGCAGTAGTAATGGGTTGCCCACAACTTCACCAGTATATGTTCCAGCAGATGTAAAGCTATTGTTTTCGGTAATTAAACCAGTTACCTCGGAAATTACGTTGCAAACTCTTGGGCCTACCTTGTATGACGTGCTTGGGTTATAGGCTCCATATAGTCCTTGAGTGTATATACCACTATTAAATTTATTATAAGCGTTTGTTGTCGCTTCACTTTGAGATAACCCAAAGCCTTTTATAGTATATTCGGATTGAACTGTTTGAGTAATATTTGAATCTTTAGTAAGGTCAAATGCTATTCCTCCAGCGGCTATATTACCCCCCGAAAATTCTAAACATATTCTATCGGCGTCACCTGTCGTTAAAAGTTGGTAATTTTTAGTGTTTAAAAGAGAACTAAAACCCTCGCTTGATAACTCACCAAGATATTTTATTCCACTTGTTATGAAAGTTTGGTAATCGAATGAGTGGCTAATGTTATCTAGTATTTGTACAAAATTTTCTCCTGTTACTGACACTCCGCTTTTTGAAGCAACAACATCATGAAGGCCAGTTTCTAGCCCAGTTACAGGAGTTATCACTTGGCCGCTTGTGCCCGTAAAAGACACGGGAAATACTTCTACTGCATGTTTAGACACAAATTTAAAACTATCTAAGTCGTTTAGTCCAGAGCCTCTTATTGCTATATTGTCTGTGGCTCCTTTGTTTTTGGTATATTTTTGATTTGGAAACAAGAAAAGCTGTTGAGTTTGATCCGAGCCACTGACTTCTCCAGAAGTAAAATACTTGGTGTCGCTTACCTCAAGAAGCCCAGAGTATAAATCAAAATATAAAAAGTCTTCGTAATTTCCAACAGGAATACTCGCATTTATTAAAGTATTACTCGCGCCAGTGAAGTTAAGGTTTATGCCAGTGCCTAATCTTATTCCACTGACAGAAGATAAAGCATTACCTAATATTTGAATATCTCCGCCACCACTATTGACAGCAGTAAAACTGTTTATTCTTGAAATAGGTACAAAATTTTCTGTGGTTTGACTTTGTATGCCAGACTCATTGCATGTAACCGTAACAGAAGCCTGTTTTACATTTAGATTGCCAGTGTACTCCACGGTGGCGAACGCAACAAAATTATCTGAACCTCCCAAAGCTGAAGCTGTTACGCTACCAAGCCTAGTTTGAGAAACAGTGTATTCGCCAACCGTAAAACCAGTAGGCCCGCCGCAATAACCGCTTTCATGCCCGCTTGTAACAATTCCAGAGGCTTGAGCTAAAGAGTTTCCTGTTGCAGTGATAACGCAAACACCAGAAGCACTATTGTAGTCTGTGAAAGTTACAGCGCCAGTCGCACAACCAGAAAGAGCGGTGTCAAAAAATCCACTAGTATTTATGATGCCACTAAGAGCGTTGTAAGCTCCAGCTTCTCCATCGCCTGTGGCGGTAATGTCAAAGGTTTCAATGTCATTTTGTTTTTGAAAAGTTACTTTTCCGTAGCTAGCTGTTTGGGGAACGACTGCGTCTAAAACCGTTTGCGATATCTTACTAAAGTTTGCTTGGCCACTGCCAAACTTAACCCCAGTCACAGAATTAGCGCCAGTTACTTGGAACTGTATCGTGTCTCCTATGTTTCCGCTTACTGGCATTAAGGTATGTCGATTTTACTTTGTATTGTTATGTTAGATGAAAATACTTCACCGTAAGGCGTAACAACTTTTACTGGACCGCTTTGTGCAAATCTTGGCACTTTTACTTTTATTTGTGTTGAGCTTCTTTCTCTGAAATCGTTAGTTCTAATTCCATTATGAAAATAAACCGCAGTAGCTTGATCTAAATTAGTACCTTGTATCGTTAAAAGGCTAAGAGTGCTTACAGGACCTGGCGCCGTATTGGTGATTGTAGGAGCAGAGCCGTAGCCATTTTCTTCAATGTCTAAAGTTGAAACCACTTTTTCTCCAAAGTTTATGCTAATTTCTTTACTTTGTAATGTGCCATTTACACTCCATAATGTAGATTGACCTCTTATGCCAATGTCTACAGAAATTTGTTTGCCAGTATAGGGAATTGCTTCGACTATGTTATAAGTTTCTAAAGACAAAGATTTAATTTTCTCACCATATCTTTGCTCAACTGGAGCTACTCCACTTATGTTGTATACAGGTGTAAAAGAATGAGATTCGTTGTAAGAAACACCAGCAACCTTGCTGGTAACATCCATGCCTTCTAAAGAAATAGTTAAGTCAGACATTTTATACCAGTCCCAGTTTTGATCTGGCAGGATAGTGGGTGAGAATGTCCCAGCGAGGTCTTCGTAAAAATTGAAATTTGCGCTTACTTGTAAAATGCCATGAGGGCTAGCATTCCAACTGTATGAATTAAGATATCCAGATTGAATGGTCATGCCGCCCATATCTATGCTAAAAACGTTTTGGCCTGGCTTGGCGTCAGCCATGTAAAAGGGGTCTCCGCTATTTGCGTCCACATAGTAGCTCAAGCTTAGGGAGCCATTTTGGCCGTTTGTGGCTATATAGTTATCTCCGCCAGCGCGATTAATACGGGTAGATTTGACAAGTTCGTTGGAAAACGACAAAGAAGCAGAATTAGCCAAAATCCCGCTACCGTTAACCTTTAGGCTGATATTATTATAATTATAGTAATCTGCCATTACCCTTGTACCTTTATCCTACATATTTACACCAAGATTTTTTATTTTTTATCGCTAAAACGTGTAAAATAGAGTAAGGAAAAAGGATATGGGTTCTATATATGAAATACCAAACTGGTCTGGAGGGGTTACGGCTAGCAAGAATGATGTTTACTTTTATTTAAATAATCATTTTTATAGCCTAGAGGGCTCAAATACAGAAACCCCAAGCGTGGGAGCTTCCAAATGGGGTGGTATGACTACTTTTGACAATAAAGAAATACCTCATTTCTTTTGGATTCCCAGTTATTCGCCCACAATTTCTACAGAGCCAGCAGTTAGAACTCTTAAATTCGGAGACGGGTACGAACAAAGAAGTCCAGACGGTATCAACACCAACCTTCTTAAAGTGTCCTTAAATTACGAAAATAGAGACGAAGCAGAAACCACCGCAATTTCTCACTTCTTGCATCAAAGAGGTGGCTCAGAAGCGTTTGCGTATTTACCGCCTTCTCCTTATTCCTCAATGAAAAAATTTGTTTGCAGGCGATGGGACGTTACGATGAACTTTGATAATAATTACTCCATCAAAGTAGATTTGGACGAGGTAGTGGAATAAAATGGACACATCCGACGCACAAAAGTCTTTAAAAAAGGTAACAAGGGACGCATCTTCGCTGAACCCTACAGCGATACTGTCTTTATTTGAGATCGATATCACTGACCTTCTAAAAAACAATGAAAGAAGTCTGTTTATTGAAGGTGACGGTGGCAGCGCGTACAGAAATCCTTCTACTGGTAAAACTATATTAAGATTTCATAACAACATTAAGTTGTTTAGAAGCTCTATTTTCTTCAACTCTCAAGAGTATTTAGCCGCGCCAATTCAAATTGATGGCTACGAGATAAGCGCAAAAGGTTCGCCTCCTAGGCCAAAAATGTCAATCACAATTGACCCAGAAGGCTTAAGTCAAGAGATGCAGAATAGGATTGTCTTTATCAAAACAGCCATAAGAGATTTAGATGACCTCGTAGGCTCCAAGGTAACAAGAATTAGAACTTTCACTAAATATATAGACAACTCTAATTTTTACGATGCTGACGGAAATTTGCTAACCAATATTCTTAATCCGCCGCAAGGTTTTGATCCAGACCCAAACGCTCAATTCCCTCCTGATATTTATTTTGTTGACAGAAAATCAGCAGAAACTAAAAACGTGATGGAGTTAGAATTGGCGTCACCCTTCGACACTCAAGACTTAAAGCTTCCCGCTCGTGTTGTAAACGACTTCAACTGCCCTTGGACTTATAGAGGCGAGGGCTGCTGCTACGAGTGGAACCAACAGAAAAACGCTACGGATTCTATTTATGATAAGCCAGATAATGTGAGCCATGAAAACTCGAATTTAGACTGCAAATCTACGCCTAATCCGACTCCAAAAGTAGCCTCGAACCCTAACGGCGCAGC